TACGTAAGAGTAAGTAAAAAATTAAATAAAAAATATAATAATTATAAATTTCAAATGAAATTTTTATATCAAATAAATAAAAAAGTTGAAGTTTATGAAAGTTGTAGTTATAAATTTCCACATAATGTAAGAGTTATGATAGAAAAAGAATGTGATAGATTTAATCACTTACAAAATTTTGAAAATAAAAATTGTTAAAATATGAATAAAGAATTAATAAACTATTTAAATAAATATAAAACAGATACAATACCAAATAATTTTTCTGTTCAAATATATGATAAGAAAACAAATAATAAATTAGAAGTATTATATATAAATAATGTAATAAATCTAGATATTGATGATGAAAATTTTTATGAAAGATTTGAAAAAGAATTATTTAATGATGATATAATTTTTTCTATGTCATATAATAAAAATGATATTTATTATTCAATACTATAAATTATGAATGAAATTAAAAAAGATATAGAAAGTTTATTAGATGATTTTAACTTAGATGAATTTTCATCTCATTTCAATAATGAAGATGATTTTAAATATTTAGTTAAAAATCTAACAAATTATGTAAAATTTAAAATAAATGAAAATAAATGAAATTCACTAGAATAGATAAAAAAAGATTTAATACATTTTATAACCGATTAAAAAATAAAAGTAATGACAAAA